AAAAAACAGATATAACGACCCGACTAAATACAATAGGTTTACTTTGAAAGTAGACCGAAGTAAAATGAAACTAGAAGATGATGACAATCAGAATATGGTCACCACTAAAGATGATGTACCCGTGTTTGATAAATCTGAGTCTGGTGATAGAGTAAACGCAGAAAAATTTAAAGAATTTAAGTGGAGTTAATATGATTAAAACAGTAGTAACAAACTATGGAGAATACATCGGAGACATTGATGAAGGTGCAGATGTAATTATAATAAAAAAACCTAAAATGGTTATTCAAACACAAGAAGGGTTTGGTTTTGCAAAAGGTGTCTGTGTGACATCTGTGGAGTCTCCCGAAGAAGTATCAGTTAAAAAGACTGCAGTAATTTTAGTAGTCGATACTAATGAAGATGTCAAAAAGGCATACGAAGACTCAGTCTCAGTAATCCAAAAAGTAAATCCGTGAAGGTATTAATCACTGGACATACTCATGGTGTTGGTAAAGCAATACTAGAAAATTGTCCTGACGATTATGAAGTAAAAGGTATGTCTCGTGCAACGGGACATGACCTTACAAAAAATCTTCCTGATACTCTTGGAGAGATTAAAGAATATAATCCAGATATATTTTTTAATAATGCATGGGGACAAGGTGCTCAAAATGAAATAGCAATATGGTGGTCTAGAAACCAAAATCTAAAAGAACCTAGAGTAATGATTACTACTGGTTCTACTTCTGGTATGAAGATGTTGTGTGATGATGAAGATAATTTTTATCCGAATATGCCTAAATTACCTTTTAGTGATTATGGAGAAACTAAAAGAAAATTATTCCTTGAAACATACATGCATTGGATTATGGATACAAGAAAAGTTTATTGGACTAACTATGTACTAGGTTGGGTAAAAACTAGGATACTTATCGGACAAGGAGAATTGAACGGAGAAGAAGATTTATTTAAAAACATTGATATGTTAGAACCTGATTATGTTGCGAAAAAAATGTGGAATGACATTAACAGTGAAGTTTACAAACATACCTTCATGGTTGGAATGGATTGTAAAAGAAGTGGTAGTGAACAAGAAAGAGTTATGTTAATGATGAAGATGATAGCAGAGTCTCAAAAGATAGGACTATGACACAATATACAGAAATAGTTGAAAGACAAAAATTATTACTCGATGCGGAAGAATGGGCTAAAGGTATAGAACAAATACATTGTCATAAAACCAATACTTGTTATTATGATGATAGACCACAAGATACCGAGAACGGTTCTGTAACTGATATCACATATAATGACGGTAGGATTGAAAGAGAGAAAGACGGAAAACTTATTCATACTTTTGGAAAGAAACTAGAAGGAGATGCATTGATACGAAAATATTTGACAAACAATGCATAGGAGTGTATAATGGCAGACAATTATCAAAAAGCATTAAAGAAATTATACATAGTGACTTTTAAAAAACATTTACAAGAACAGAAGTTTGCATATGCAGCTTTGACTTGGTTTATAATACTAATTGGATTTGGGATATATTATGCAGACAGACTATAAATACGATGAAGATAAATTTCTAAAAGAACTTGAGACTTATGTTGATAAAACTTATAATCAACATTATTCTAAAAACAAGTTTCAAGCAACAGAGTTTATTATTGACGGTGGACATGGAGAAGGGTTCTGTATCGGGAACATCATGAAGTATGCACAACGATATGGAAACAAGAATGGGTATAACAAAGAAGACTTAATGAAGGTTATACACTACGCATTGATTATGCTTCATGTACATGAAAAGACTCGTTCTAAAAACTAGGGAAATACTCTTCTAGTCATACACTCTAGTTCTTTCTTACCACAAAAAGTACACTTTGCACCGACTGGTACAAAGACTTTATCTTTTCTTTTTTCGCAGTGATGCGACCAAAAGGTATTATTGTTGGACGACTGAGACACTACAACCCCCCGAAGTTTGACAGTTCTGTGATAAGGAATATGATTGTGCAGAACCACCTTGTTGAGATAGACTTAATGTAGTTGGGAAAGAACCAGTCAAAGATATGTTTGCGGTATGTGTTGCATAGCCACTTTGATACCCAGTTACATTGTTTCCGTCATTATATGTAGATAGATTTACAGTTTTTACACCGTCAGTATTTTGTTGCCAAAACACATTGTTGTTATCAGAATAAAGATTGAAAGTTGCTTGGTGTTCACTATAGATACCCGCAGATGAATTTCTTTGATTACCCGCAAGATTATTATTATCTCCGTGAATGTCAATAGTCGCATCATGTCCACCACCTTCTTGACCGTCCCACGAAAAAGTTGTATCAGTTAGAGAACTAAGTATGTATCCTTGTCCCCAACGAACTGAGTTGTTATCTCCGTAAATATGAAAACCTATATCAGATATTTTACAACTCGTAGTACGATTACATATTTGTGCAAAGTGTAATTCGTTAAATGTTCCGTCTAAATCTCCACTACTTAAACTACCCCAGTGTCCATAGGTCACATGGTTATTATGTCCGTGTTGTATTATTTTTACTTTGTTTCCCCAGTGTTGCATAGAGAAGTCTACAAGGTTATCTTTACCTTCTTGTTCTATATACAACTCAATACCGTCTCCACTTTGCGTGATATTTATTTCATTATCTGCACGAAGATATTCTATACTGAGTAATATAATACTAAACCCTATCCACCAAGGCAGTACAATCTTTATACCTTCTTTGAAACCTTTCATTGATTAGGTGTGAGTTTACGAAACTTTGCGTTATTCTTTGGGTGGTATTCCATGTATCCTTTAGCTTGAAAACCAATTCCCCCAGTATCTTCACTTTTTGCACGGTCTATCTGGTCTTGAGTAGGAGCTCCTTTCTCTCCTTTCTTTCTCATTTTTTCACCCGAACCTCTTTTAATTCTTTCTTTCTTTTTACGAATGTTATCCCAGAGACTTTCTTTATTCATCTCTTTGGTTTTCTTTTTCATCTTATCAATGTATTGACGATATACTGCAGCCTCTTCGGTCTTACCCATTTCTCTTGCACGTTGTTCCATTGCAACTGCAGCTTGTATTTTGTGTGCGTGTTTCTTACCAGAGTTCTCTATCTTCTTGACACTCTTTCTTGCAGTCTCTACATCTTTAAATCCAAGACCATGAATAGTTCCCTTTGGATTTTCATCTGTGTATAGGTCAGAGTGTTTTTTAGAATTAGCAGGTTGTCCTTTCTTTCTAGGTATTCTAGGGTTATCTTCTTCTGCAAAATGTTTAAAACTTTTCATTGTTGTATTATCGTTATATTTGAACCAGAACCGTCTCCTAATATAATGTCACTTGGTTTCTGGTCAGTTATCGTAACTATCCTTGCATTTGAATAGATAGGTTGAGTAATTCTTATCTTACCACTTACTTCTCTATTCAATGTGATTTTACCCGCACTCTTATCTACTAAAGTATTATATTGAGTGTCTTGGTCAAAACCAACTGTCGTACCTTCTATATTTATACTATCTATCTCTTCTGTCTTCCTATCTAACTCAGTAAGTTTGTCTAATTCTGCAACAATGTCTAATACATCTTGTAAGAAGTCTACATCTAACAAGTCTATATCTAACTCAGTAAACTCAAATGCATCTTCTTTATCTAATGCATTATCTTCTAATGCATCAAATTCCAAATAATCTATATCTAATATATTATCTTTGTCATCGTTACTTTGTTCTTCTTCTTCTGCAATCTTTCGTATTTCTTTTGGTGGGTTTACAATAAACATATTATCAATCATAGGAATAGTAATACCTTGTAGGATAACAGTTTCTTTTGGTATGACATCATAACTTTGTACCAGAGTTGCCTGATATGCTTCGTCCAGAATAATCTCTCCACCCAGATTAGAAACAATGACTGAACCAGAAGGAGCTCCAGTTTTATCTGGTAAAAGAACAACTAAAGTTCTACCGAGTTCATCTACTGTAACAGTAAAGTCAGTTCCACGAATACCAATCGTTGCAGAACTTGTATTGATACTAATATTTTCTTTTGGTATTTTACCAGTCTTACTGGTAACAAATCTCGCAGTACCTTTTGCAAAGGTAAGTGCAAGAGTAGATTTTGTAGGGTTGGGGTCATAGATAAATTTATCTACAATGACCATAGAATGTTCTGTTATAGTAAAAACACTTTCATCGATTAGTTCAACTTTCATACGTCCTTTCATGGTTTCCATTTTATCCATGAAAAGAACTGAAAGGTCTACTGCACCTTCGTATGATTCTCCCGTCTGACGTGTGACTTGACTCGCACCCGTAGACTCTCGAACATCACCAATAGGTTCTGCGTATAATACAGAACCTATTAGTAATAAACTACTCGCCAGTATCTTGTTGAATAATCGTGATTTCTGACCCGTCAGTAACAAAACTTGCATCTAATATCGCCTCAGTACTTGATAAACTTGTACCCGTTCTTTGACCTACGAAGACATAGTTTTTATCTCCAGTTAAATCTACAGATATCTTGTTATCACTACCGTCTTCTTGAGTTGTTAATATCCAGTTATTAGAACCAGTGATATCAAAATCCCAAGTTGCGTTTGCAGAGTTTACAAATGCACCAATTGTGTTAGATGCACCAGAACCGTCAACTAATAAATCTAGATTTAAACCGTCTGCACTACCTTCGGTAATAGTCCAACTATCCCAGTATGCGGCTGTCGAACCATAGTTGTTAGTACACGCAGAACCACCACACGTACCACCGTATGTACCATAAGTAGATATTTCTCCATTAGTAAAAGTATGTGCAGAGTAAGTTTGAAATCCCGCACTATTATTGAAGAACGCACCGTCTCCTAAGTTATTAGGAGTATTATAAGTTTCAGATTTATTACCAAATCTAAATGTCAATTGGTTACTACTTCCTTGTAGGTCAACATTTAAATCGATATTATCTGCACTATAATTACTATTGGTATTTCCAGTGACTTCACCAATCAACTGATTAATTCTGTTTGAAGAACCAGAGACATTGTAGTCGATATTAAATCCAGTGGACGCAATATCTCCAAACAATAAGTTTGAACTACCATTGAACAACCAATATGCATTACCGTCTTCCAACTGCATTTTCATATCAGATGCAGAAGAACCCGTACTTGTATTTTGACCAACCAAGTTTCCATTACCCGTTTGTTCAATAATTAATTCAAGTCCGTCTCCCACTTGTTCAATATATATCTCGTTGTCTGCAAACATAATTACAGGCAAGTGTGTAATATAAACTAATAATAAACCGAGAACTACTCTCATTTTTTCTCCTTTATTTGGTGTTTATCGTTTGTCCCGTCATTCATATGCGGGTGTCGATGTCCACCTTCTATTTCCCAATAACCTCTATCGTGGCCTTGGTAAATAAGTTCTAATACCGCAACTTCAATCGCAGAACGTGTCGCATATGTGACACTCTCATTAAATCCGTTGCCGTCTTCAATTTCCAATAACTGTGTATCCATATCAAAAAATCGGAATACATCATATCCACCACCTACAGATAAGATTGTTTTCTTTGTCTGTACGTTTAACAAAACCTCTCCAGTTAGTGTCGATACTACTCGCACACTAACGACTACTGAGTCTCTTCTATACGTAGTCGATGCACCAATACCTAACCACCTTGCACCACGACCACCTGACTCTAAGTTAGTATCATATCCTACAATACCACCTTCTACTAATAATCCCGCAAATAATAAAGGACTTAACTTTTTCTTTTCGTTAAACTCCTCTCTCGCACTTCTGATAATCTGTCTTTCTTTGACAAGTGCATCTATATTTGTTCTCTCTACAACTCTAAACCATTCTCCTTTACCCGCAGTTTTGAGTGCATCAATCAGTAAAGTTTCTGCACCTTGTGTCACTGCAGTAGAAAAGTCAGAGAAGTTATCTCTATATTTTCTTTGTCCAGTCTTATCTAAAAACTGATATACTGCAACTACTACCTTATCCCCTTTGGGTGGATTAATTCTTTTCAGTGCTTCGGTTGTTGGTATGTTTTCAACACTCGCACTCTCACGACACATAAATTGTTCATCTTCACAATCTATTTCGTGAAACTTAGTTATACTTGCACAACCGTACATGACCACGATTAGTCCGAGTATAACAAAAAATCTCATTAGAATAAACCACTTCCTATCGGTACATCTAAACTTGTTATTGTATCATCTTCACTGGTAATTGATATTCTTATAACATCAACACCGTCTACTCCACAACCAGTGCATACTTCATAACTTATACTGTTTCCCATTAAATCAAAGAAACCTTCTAATGAAGCGTCTACCTCTTCTGTACCGAACATCTTATCTACTAGTTGTTTGGATATCTGTGCATAAATTCTAGACTCTAAATTTCTTAGGAATTTTGCTTGTGTTGTTCCTTCTGCATCTCTTTCTGCAGCCGCAATTGCAGACTCTAAGTCATCTGCAATTTTACCTCTTCTACTTTTCTCTTGGTTTTCAATTGTTAGATAATGAGATGACGTAGATATCCCAGAGAAACTAGGACTCTTAAACTTGTGTACTACTTCGGAAGTGTATATACTACTTGCGAGTAGACTTAGTATTATTATTCTTTTCATTGTTTTCTTGTTGTTTCCTATATTCGATTACAGTATTTACTTTCTGTTGTAATCTAATTAAATCATTATCTAACATTCTTATTTGGTCAAGGAGATTGATTAGCATTTTATGTGATGCACTAATCGTTGGTTTCAACTTCTTAGTTACATACTGCCATACATACCAGATAAAATATCCCATACCAAAAGTCATTAGAACGGGATATCCTAATTCGTTGATAATTAAAACTATTTGGTCAATGTTCACTAATCTCGTCTCGCATCAATTTTACCGTCTTCCATAAAATTTTCTGCACGAGCAACCCTATCTACATCGGGTCTTAATTCCAAAGCCTCACTGACGATTAAATCTATTTTAATCATGTCGTTGTTCATCTGACGAACTCTAGACTCTAATCCTTTCATAATGTTAGTAAGTCCTTCTACAGAACCCGCAACACCGTCTAGAATGTATTTCAATGTCAGAAAGATAAAGAAACCCATAACGATAGCTGAACCTATCGGAATTCCTACTTCCATTAATAATTTTACTATATCCGTCATACACTCCTATTTATAAGAAAAGGGGTTTAAAAAACGAATATATACTAGAACAACTTGACAATTATTGTATTGTCATGTATAATTCTAAACAATTTAATAATATATTATTGGAGAAATATAATGAAAAAACTTTTAGTTTTGATTGCGTTTCTTTCTGCACCAGTCTTTGCAGAGAACTGGGATAGGGAACAATTCAACTTCAAACTACAAACTAAAGATAGTTTTGGTAATAATGTATCTTGGAGATATAGACATTACTTTGGAGACAGTGATAAAACGCATCATCAATTAGGGTACAAATATGATAACTGGGATTTCTCATATCAATACATTGAAAAGAAAGGTAGACCTGAACATCGTCCAAGAATTTCAGTAAAACTTTTCCAACAAGAAAACGGTTTCTACTTTAGACCTAGAGTAGAGTATCGTGATATCGAGGGTAAAAAGAATAAGAAAACTAATTATTTTAGAGTCTTAACTACTCTCGGATATAAAGGTGATTTTAAATGTAATACGGATTTAGTTTGTGTTGCACCACAAGTTCACTTCTCTCCTAGATTTGCATTTAGTAAAAACGGTGTAAGTAATGGAGACTTTGAAGATATTCAAACTGACATTATGTTAAATGTTAAGTTTGGAAAAAACTTCACTATAAGGCCTGGAGTTAGATATATAGTAGATGATGAATTCAATACTGATAAACTCTATGCAACCTTACAGTTAAGTGTCAAATTCTAAGTACCAAGTATTTGATAATTTTTTAGACGACCCAGATGAAGTATTGGAGTATGCAAGTACATGTCGATACTTCACTGCGGAAGAATACCAAAAGATAGACCCACTCGAGTCCGTAGGAAATTGGCCTGGACTCCGAAGTAATGATTTACAATTAGAGTTTCCTGACATTACCCATAAATTAAATAAGATGTTTAATGTTAGAGTAGGGTGGTTGACATTCTATCAACATCTAGTATCTCAGAACATCGGAAAACCAACACCACATACAGACGTAAGGTGGGATTTTTCGGGAGTTATCTATCTAAAAGGAAATGACGGTACATGGATAGATAACGAGATAGTTCCTTTTAAATATAATCGTGCAGTTTGTTTTGATGCAAATATACCACACCACCCATTACATAGTACCACTGACCGTTTAGTTCTTACCTTCTTTTCTAAGTACATATAACTACGACATATTCTGTCGTCCTTAAACATTATTTTCAAAATAAGTGTTGACTTTTGTTGTCAAATACCCTATAATACTTATTATGAAATCAAGAAAACTTAATGTTGAACTCCAATCAAGAGTCTTTAAACTGTTAGAAAAAGTAGGAAATGCTACTGAACTTAATACTGTTATAAGAGAGATGCAATCTCAATATGACAATGTAGTGAAAAACTCTTTATCAGT